AAATATTTATTGTTCCGCATCTACCAAATTAGTAAGAAGTCCGTATAGAGATAATAAATATATTACTGCCAAATCTATAAATAAATATCCAGATAATTTTAAAGGATCTCCAAAAGAAGTTAGCGCATGCGCTTTTAGACACTTACCCTACTTTGGAGCAGCTACTCCTTCTAAATTATACTTGGATAGCCTAGGAAGTTCTTTAACCAGGGCTCATGATAAAAGACCAAACCATTATATAAAACAGTGGATACCCTCTATGCTATCAATCTTAAGTAAGGAAGCCCTGTCCTATATCTTAAATAACTTTATTATTCCTCTAAAGACTATAAAACATCTGACTCCTCACAGTAAAGATATAATGATACTATTACTTAGTAAACTATTTATTTCTTTTGATGGTCAAACTCGGGGACATAAAGCTACTGAGGGGTGTGGAACTATAAAATTAATGGATGCTCTAAATGACTTGCCTTTATTAAAAAAGGAAAGTATACGTTTTGTTAAAAGGATAAAACAAGATTCTTATAAAATAATATTTAAAGATAAATCAACTCCAATAATTAGCGGATTACTAGTATGCCCAAAGTAAAAAACATACCATTAACTGATGAGCAGCTACTGGAAGCTAAGATACTAACTGATCCTGTATATTTTGCTGAAATTTATTTAAGATCACCCTCAAATCCTACTCAACCTTTAGAACTTAGAAATTACCAAAAGAAAATTTTAAGGGATAGGTCACGAAAAAGAGTATTTAGAATTGGTCGTAGGGTAGGTAAATCTGTTACAATTGCGATAGAAGCTATATGGAAAGCCTATACAAATAAATATAGAGAAGTACTTATTGTGGCTGGGTATGATTCCCAAGTACAAACTATTTTTAATTTAATAAAAAATATGGTAAGTGAATCTCCAGAAGTTTCCCAATCTATAGCAAATACTAGAATGAGACCCTATGAAATTAGGTTTAAGAATCATTCTATTATAATGGGATTTGTAGCTAATAATTCGGTTCGTGGTAAGTGTTTACCCGGCGATACTCTAGTTGTTATGTCCGATGGAATTACGCTAAAAGAAATAAAAGATATTAAAGTAGGAGATAAAGTTTTATCTATTGATACTACTCTAACTGACAATAATTCCAGAGAAGGAAATGTATCGGCTATTTATGACAACGGTATAAAAGATATATACTCAATAGAAACTAGTAGTGAGAGGTTGCTACATGTCACAGAAAATCATAAATTAATGGCAATGTATAAAGGATGGGTAGAAGCTAAAGATCTTAATACAGAAGCAGAGGAAAAGTTTAAAAAAGTCAAGAAAGCTAGAACATACGATATAACTGTAGAGAAATACAGTAACTTTGTTGCCTTTAATCAAATTCCTAATTCTCCAGGAGCTGTAGTTACTCCTTACGGAGTAGATGCTTTATCCTCTTTTAAAATAGAGGGACTTCATTCTGGTGGTTTTTTAGTACATAACTCTGCAAGCGATTTATATATTGATGAGGTAGATTCCATCCCGAATAATTCTTTAGTTGAAGCAGTTCTTCCTATAGAGCAGTCATTTAAACATACAACTATTACAGTATCTGGAACTCCCAGTGGGAGACGAGAATATTTTTATAATATAGTTAAGCATAAAGAGGAAATGGGATTTGTCGAGTGGTATCTACCTGCTAGTGTTTCTCCTGAATGGAGTGACGAAAAGGCTAAGCAACTAAAGCTAGTAACTACTGATAATCAATATCAGCATGAATACCTAGCCGAGTTTGGTAGTATGGCAGAAGGAGTTTTTAAAAATCACTTTATTGATCAAAATTTATATGTATATAGCTATAATAATCTAAAATTTAATCCTAATAACTATTATATATTAGGAGTTGATTGGAATGAGTCTCAATTTGGAGTACAAGCAGTAATATTAGAATATATGAATGATTCTGAATATCTATTACCATATAATGGAGGAGAATGGAAAGATACTAATGGAGAACCTATAAATAAAGTAGAAAAATCAGGATTACTTAGAGTATTTTTTGCGGATTCTATAGATCCCGATATTTATACAAACGTTGGATCTGTAGAGTTTATTATTAAATTGATGAAAAAGATTCCATTTAAGATAATGTCTTTTGATAGAGGACATGGGGAAGCTAATTATGAACTGCTTAGACTTTCCATAGAAAAAGGGGAAGGACCAATGGGAACTAAATGTTCTGGTATGAAAAGTTTTCTAAAAAATATGATCTCTGTAGATATGGGCGGCTATACAGAAATTATAGATAAAGTTAGCGGAACAACAACTAAGGCTCCTACTAAAAATGTTATGGTAAAGAATTCCCAATTAATGAATGAAACGGGCTTATTGGCTATTCCTGCGTGTGATCTACAGAACCGACCTGTTGAAGATGAAGAGCAAAAGCTTATTGGACAAATGAGAGGATATATTATTGACCGAGTAGGAAGACATGGAGAAGTATATAGTTCAACTGTTAGAGAAGGCCTTGATCACAGATTAGATGCATTTATGCTAGGTATTTATGCCTACACAATGGATACCTCCATTTTTCATAAGAGATCTTCAGATTTAGGAATAGAAAATGTAGAAGGATTTGAAAGAATTACAGATGTAAAACCCGGTTGGAGAAATATAGAACAGGAAACTTTTAGACCTGAGGTAAGTGTTCGGAATGACATGACTTTATATGACCATGGGTTTGTTCCAAGAGGAGAACCTGAGGAATATAAATTAGATAAAAATGGTAAACCAGTTCCTATCAAACAAAAGACTTTATTTAATAGATCTGGATTTAAACATACTTCTAGATCACTAGTTAAACCAAAACGCAGGAGATTTTAGTGCCAAACGATCTTGAAAACTTAGCAGCAGATTACTTAAATTTTATGCAGGAAAATATTGATCCAGATTTTCTTAAATCTGAAGCAGATAAAATAGCAGATGCAGAGTTACAAGCTACTGTTGATATTCTAATGCAGAAAGGACAGGCAGCCAATAAAAGACCTTTTGGCAAGATTACAGCAGCAAGTCATCCAGTATTACGTTTAGAAGCTATAATCAAAAATGCTCTAGATTATAGAGTTGGAGATTGGGGAAGAGATCCTAAAATAAAAATAAAGGGAAAGAGCAAATACTTTGAGATTCCTTATGGAAGTCTACGAGAATTAGCTGCTAATGACTCAAATACTTTAATTATAGAAGACTATCCGGGAGAAGATCCATTACGTATACCCAGTGGAGGACTTAAAGAAGCTTCAAAATCTTCAGGAATTCAGTATTCAGAGGATGCTAACTTCTGGATAGGACCAACTAAAGTAACCTTGTTTTCAGTTTTTGATGATTCCACTGACTTTAACTCAGTAAGAACCAATAAAAAGCAGACCGCAGTATTTAGTATGGCTGTTAAATCTGTAAAGCTAGAAGCAAAGGCTTCTCCTAATACAGAAAAAGAGTGGAAAAATGGTGGAAAGTTAACTATAACTCTGTATAATAAACCCGGAAAGGGTTCTTCTTTTCCTTCTCCAGATTTTAAACAATATATTCCTCTAGAAGTATCTGATAGTAAGTATGATGATTCTCCTATTCTTATTGGACACTATGTAGATCCAACTAAACCAAGTGTAGACGATATGATGAGTAATCTTTTTGGGGGATTTACATATGACTTAAGTAATGGAGTCTTAAATGCTTCTGCTGATACTGCTAACGGACTTCTTAGAATAACTCAAGATACTCTTGCAGATGCCCAATTTTATTGCTGCATTTTTTATGAAATTATGAAAAATCAACCAGAGCTACTGGATTATTTAGCAGACCATGATCTTGATCCTAATAATTTATCTCCTGCAAAAATTTGGTTGCTTGAAAAAGAAAAAGGAAGACTTAATAAGTTTAAATCAATGTTAACCGGTAATATATCCAAACTTAACTCTGGAGTGTCAGATTTAGAAGTTGCTAGAGATATAACTGAAGCATGGGAAGAAGATGCAAAAGGACTAGATGCTGTATCATTGAAAATAAATAATTGGATATTAGATAGATATCTGGGAGGAGGAAAGTGGACTTTATCAACCATGGTCTCAGCATTATCTAAAGCAGAAAAACGACTTATAAAAATAGATGAAGAAATAATATATTATCAGACTCATCCTCAGTCACTACAAGACTTTTTAAATGAGCAGAAACTTTGGATACAAGATATTAAATCAATTGCAGAAATATTATTAGCACTGTTGGATACTAAGTATGGAAAGGTTGGATGGCCTGCTATAATGTTTAATATTACACAGCTAACTACTAATTGTGTTCAATTAATTTTGATGACAATGGTCGACACTATTAGAGAGCATCTAATGGAAAAATCAGTTGAATGGGTATACAAAAAGAAAAAGGAGTTTGAAGATGAAGCGGATGCGCAAGCATCAGCAGCAGGACATTGTTTCAATGTTGATGGAGGCTACTTTTCAGAATATGGAGATAAAGGAACTTGTGAACAAAATGGAGGTATCTGGAAACCTGGAGCTACTTACTATACAGCCTCTGTAAAATGTTTACCTTGGGAAAAAGTTCTATTACTATTAATTACTTCTATTTTTGGAAAAGATGGATTTTTCAAGTCTGTACAAAGCTTTATTTCAAGAATAAAGAATATGATGCTCCTTAAACAAAAAAATAAAGCAATTAACGACGAGTGGGAAAGTGATCCGAAAAACGCAGAAGAAAGTAAACTTATACCTTTACTAAAAGGATTAATAAATATGTGTAATTGGTTACTGGATCTTAATGCTGAGGGAATTTTATTATGTAATAAATATAAGAAGTCTGACAGAGATACAGCTCAATTTGATGAAACAGGACTAGTATCTGATGGAGCCGGTTCCATTATTACTACAGGTATAGCTGATGGCATTTCTGGAACCGGAGATGGAGATATAGAAGGAGTAGGAGTAGGAGGAACAGATGGAAAGGAAGATACGGGAACCTTTACTCTTATACCTAGTAAATTTGGATCTTCTATACCGGGTGGGGATAAGATTGACATAACTAATAGTGACATTAACCCTATAAGTCTACTAGTTTTACAAGAAGATGAAGATGTACAAAAATTTATGATGCAATATATGGGACTTTCGTCTGAGGAAGCATCTGAAGCTACAACTGGAGCAAAAAGAGGCGAATGTTTAAAGACTATGTCTACAGAAGACATACAAGAACTACAAGAAATATTAAATAAAGCAGGAACAGGTTTATAATGGCAAAAAGAACATTTTTCTCTTTCCTCAGGAGAAAACCAAAAGAAACCCTTGAGGATAAGATCGAGCAGGTCTTACAAAAAAGAAATATGGCATCTACACCTACTACGCCAGTTAAGGCAGTTAAAGATGCCAGATCTTCTAGTTTATCTAGTATATTAAAAACACTAAAATCTACTGTTTTAAATTCCTTTGGCGGTGGACGAAGAGGTATTTTTCGCTCTCCTGAATGGGATATGTCAAAAGTACAGCTAGCATTTACTAACGAATCTTTATTTAGACGTTCTGTAGAAAAATATGTTGAACAGATTCGTAAGCATAAATGGGAATTTGTAGGCAATAATCCTAATACAGTTAAATATATTAGAAAACGGCTTGATCAAATTGCAACAGTACAAAATCGTCCTATTGATGATTTATTTGATGAACTTGCTTTTAATATCGTTTTATATAATAATTGTATTGTTGTAAAACATAGAAATAGAAAAGCATCTGGAGGAAAACCTAGAAAAACATTTGATGGATTTCAAAGGGTTCCAATAGCAGGTTATTCAGTTGTGGATCCAACTACACTTGAGGTGGATAGAGATGACTTTGGTAATGTTAGAAAATGGAGACAAATACCCACTACTTCTACTTTTCTTCCTAAATTAGCTAAAACAGGAACTCCTGAATGGCCCGCATATAACGTGATACATCTTAAGGATAAAAGCTCATCACCGTCTCAGTTTTTCTTTTCAATGCCCATGTCTATCCCCGTCTTAGCCGATATGGAAGCTCTACGAGAATTAGAAGAATTATCTCTTTTAGAGTCTATTAAAGTAGCTGTTCCTAAAATACATGCTAAAGTAGGTTCTAAAGATCAACCGGGAACACAAGAACAGGTAGATGATTTAGCAGCTACAATTCGCTACATAACTGGAGATGGCATCCTAGTAACAACTGAAAGAGTTACATTAGAGGATGTTGCTAAAGCTACTCAGGCAAATAATATCTTAACGGCTTCTCTTACTTACTTTAGAGCTCGAGTACTATCTGGACTAGGAATGTCTAGTATTGCTATGGGAGAAGGAGATACAGCTAATAGATCTACTGCACAAGTTATTAGTGCTGAAATGCAAAGTACATCTGCAAAATTTCAAAGACTTCTAAAAAAGGGAATAGAATTTTATATAGTTCGAGAACTATTATATGAAACAGGTTATACAGAATTTACTTTAGATGATACTAATATGCCGAAAAGATTCGAAGAGAAGCACATTACCTCAATTTATATCTTAGTAATGGATTAACGGAAGACGAGCTTAGAAAAGAATTAGGAAGAGATATTCTAAGTGACCCAGAAAGAGAAGATTTATATTTACACAAGGTCCAGATTCCTCTTGCTAAGGCACAAGCTATGGCAAAAGCAGTAGCTGCTGAGAACTCATCAGAGAGTATTTCTAGACCTACAAATCAATATGGAACTCAGCTTGCTAAACCAAGCATAAATAAGGATGAATATCTTAAAATATGGAATAGTTGTCTAACTAGTACTACAAAAGACGAACTTTTTTCTGTACTTAGCGGGTCTAAGTTAGAGACGTATGACATAACTCTATTAAAGATGCTACTGTCAGAGTACCTAAGAGATAACTCAGTGCAAACTGCCGTAAATTTAGTATTTACTGCAGTGGAACCTGACATAACCAAGGAGTAAATATGAACAAGAAGTATCTGGATTTTAGATGTCCAGCGTGTGGTGCGTTATTATGCAAATATAAAGACCAACAGAGTCCTTATGCTGTTGAAATAAAGTGCCAGAAGAGAGGCTGTTCGCATATAAATATTAAAGCGAACTGTGTTCCAATTAATTTGGTAGAACTTAGATGTCAAGAATTGGATGAAAAAAAATCTGAAAGATGGGGTGCACCCACGATATGTAATAAATTACTGGCAAAAATAGTTCCTGGAGCTAATGTAGAAGTTAAATGTCCTAGGTGTAAAAAGATGACACATAGTGTAAATCAATTTCCAGAACTTTTGTCGGAGGAGACATATGAGTAAATTATTTAAAAACGATTTTAGAGACGAGACCACTAGTGATTTTAATACTCAGTATAATTTTTCTAGCGGCGGTGTTCCTAGTTCGTTACTAATAACTGTTGATGCAACACATGCAGGTTATATTAATAGAAATGGTTTCTGTTATGATTCTGGTGCAATGTCTTATGCAGTTTCTCAAGATGTTTGGACTAAGCCTTTTGAGAAACCACTGTTAAAAAATCATGATTCTAATAGTGATCCTCTAGGAAGAGTGGTAGCATCTCGTTTTATTAATACATCAGAATCAGAAGGTTTTACACAGTTAGATGTTAAAGTAACTGATAAAGAGGCTATTCAAAAAATTATTGATGGTAGGTTCTTAACGGTATCTACCCATGGAGCACCTATGGAAGGCGCCCCAAAAGAATTAAAATATGTTAAATGTTCTATTTGCGATCAAAATATGTTAACTGCCGAAGAATGGTGTGGACATATGCGGGGCAATGTTTACGATAATGAAAAAACTGGTAATGAACAAAAGTGCTTCTGGTCAATTGGAGCCATGGACTATAAAGAAGTTTCTATAGTAAACAGTCCTGCCGACTATCGTTCAAATGAGGGTGCAGCACAGATTGTATCATATACTATGATGGATGGGGAAAACCCTGTACCATTTCATGAAAAAGAAGATATACATAGATCTGCTCTAGTATTTTCAGACTCAGAGGTTACATATGCTAATGATTCTATCTCAGAAGAGGATTTTATAGAAGAACTAATTGCAAATCCTGTCCTCTGGGAATCAGTAAATCACGATAAAAAAGCATATATAGACTCTAAAGGTTTATTGTTTATACAAGAAGCCGAAAAAGATGAAGGGATATGCGAAGAAGATCTAGAAGATGATGCAAAAGCAGGATATCCTCCTAAATGTAACTCAGGTTATGCAGTGAAAACAGTAAAAGGCAAAAAGAAATGTGTTAAAAAATCTAGCTCAAAGTCTAAATCAAAGTCCTCTTCAGGTTCTTATGATACAGACTGGGATGCAATTATGACTGAGATGGATTTATATGCTACCTTTTTAGAAGAAGCAACATATTTAGAAGATTATGAAGATGCTCCAGCAGGTGGAAGTAATGCTGGTAAATATAAAACAAAAGGTCCATATTGTGGAAAAGCAGGAGGAGCTCCAGCAAAAAGTTATCCTGTAAATACAAGGGCACGAGCTAAAGCAGCATTATCATATGCTAGACATGCTCCTAAGCCTGATGGAATTAGAAAATGTGTCTGTAGACATTATTCCTCTCTTCCATCCTGCAGTAAGGACAATGAAAATTCTGTACAACTTAAAGGCGAAAAACCTACAAATCCGCCAGTACAAAAAGATATTAATCTGGAGCACTATCTCTCATTAGTTATAAGGTGGGATGAGTTGTCTTCAGAAGATAAACAAGAAATTTTAGTATATACTCAGTGGACATTAGAAAAAGCCCTGAAGGATGCTAAGGATGCAAGAAAACGAGAACAGGACATTGATTCTGTTTTAAAGTCAATAGAACTTATCCAATAGAATTAAATAAGAGGAAATATCAAATGAAACAAATCGATGATTCTATTTTAGAAAAATTATCTGAAATGCTAGGAAGTGCTTCTGCTAAAAAACTAGACAGAGTTCGTCTTCTTATTGAGAAAAATAGTGAAGTTTCTCAAGAAGTAAAGGATGAATTTTTTGCGGCTATTGATGCAATTAGTCCAGGAGAAAAAGAAGAAGTAAATGATAGTTCAGATGATACTAATGATGTCCCAGCAGACCTCGTCCAAGCTTTAGCAGTAGACGGTATGTCTGAGTACATCGCTTCTATTAAAGAAGAAGCATATAATAAAGGGGCCAAAGATTCTAGCTTAGAACAGGCCGCTCAAGAAGAAGTTAAAGAAGAAAAAACTTCTGAAGAAGAAGTTACAGAAGAGGAAGATTCCACTGAAGTAAAAGATTCTGAAGAAGAATCTTCTGATGCAGAAGAACGAGTGCGTGAGGTACTGGTTGATTCAATCGTACAAAACGCTGTAGCACTACGTTGTTCAGAAATTAATTTAGAAGATATTGAGAATTCCAGAAAAGACTATAAAAGCTCTTTAGAAGGAAAAACACTCAGTGAACTAAAAACAAT